TTTGCAGAGGGTTGAGAGGTGAATAGTGAAAATTTAAGTATTTCAGCGCGACTAATTCAGAAAGGATTTAGTTATATTGAAATCGTGACCGTCAAGCACCTGCCTACAGGTATTACTGTTGAGCATAGCGGCGAGCGGTCGCGAATATTTATCGAGAGGCATGTACAAACCCATACAGCCATGTAACCACATTATTATTGACCGAACTCCGAACAATATCTGAACCTATTTATGAACAAGTTTGTGATGAAATAGCCACCGGCATCATTGGAGGGTGAAGAAATGCTAATCGACATACAAATACCAGAATGGGCACGGTGGGTTGCGCAGGATGATGACGTACTACACCGATGGTGATGAGATCAAGAAGCCATTACACATTGTAGAGATAGACGCGATCAGTGTTGCACTGATCATAAGCTTCGGAGGCATAATTCTGATAGGAGTTTTCCAATGACAAATAAAGAACTTTTAGAATCGCTGCGAATGGTGTACTACTTTCTCAAGGAGAAAGATGACATCACCCGTTGGTGTGGATGGGATAAATTCAAGCCCTACGTCCGTGAAATCATACCGGACGTAATGGCTGCTTTAGATCTGAAACAGATAGCCGAGGACGCGCTTGAGACCGCGCTAGATCGGTTAGAGGATAGAGCTGATAAACTGGAGTTTTCCAATGAGTAAACGATTCGACACTGCGTTAGAAACTGCTTATAAAGCAGGGTATATTGAAGCCACTGAGAACCTGAAAGACGGTTTGAAAGTGTCGCCGGATGAAGCATGGGAAGGCTCATTCATTAAAAAACAAATCAGGGAAGCGGAGGACTATGTTAAAGGGGGCGAATGATGATCACTCTCCGATGTTACTATGTACCGGATGATAGTTACGAATCAATGGGGTACTACTATGTGCATTGGGGAGAGCATTTTAATATCATCGATTACCTGGAGGCAATGCATCGCGCATACTTGCCGCGCCGTTATCGCACCGCATTAGTTGACCAGAAACTAGCAGTGATGAAGCCTGGACAAAAGTTAGTAGTATATGAAGGCGACTGATACAGTTTTAAATCTTGGAACAATGCTGTTTTTCGTAGTGTTCCATGCCGTGAAGTTCACGATGGCTGCGATTGCAACGCTGACCGTGTGCTTCATAATATTGATACATGATCTAGTTGATAAGGAGAAACCCGTGCCGAAGAAAGTTGAGGAAAAATTGAAGAAGCAGGCCGACAAGAAAGGTCTGAAAGGAGAAGCCAAGGACGCATACGTCTACGGAACTTTAGACAAGATTGAGAAAGGAAAAAGTAAACCGGAGAAAAAAGGTAAGAGGTAATGATCACCTTGATGTACGCAGTATCTATTGTCGTTATGACATACGGCGCATTGTGCGCCGTTATCAACCTGTTCTTTAACCCAAAGAGCAGCCTTTTTAACTATGGTATAGTCGCGCTGATTATCGGTATCTGTTTGTTCGAGATAACCGCGATGGCCGATTGCGCCAGCTTACCTTATTTTAGGAGGTACGTGTGATTTATTACCCACATTTCGCAGGATTAGTGATAAGCACCCTCACCGAGATGGGCGCGATATCACAAGAAGCAGTGGATGCCATTGAGATGATCGTCGCGCATGAATCCGGTGGGGGCAGATACCTGCGGCAGTTAAATGGTCCCGCCCTCGGTGTGATCCAGATGGAGCCGCGCACCCATGATTCTATTTGGGATAACTGTGATACCATTAAGAAGTATGCCGCTAAGCTTGGTATCAAACGGAATGTAACGTCGCTGGTTTGGGATTTACGCTATAATGTCTTCATGGCGCGTTGCATGCTGTTGATGGACCCGCGACCGCTACCAACGGACTTGATAAAGCTTTCAAAATACTTGAAAGATTACTACAACACGGCTGGAGGGGCAGCAAAGGTCGACAGCTATTACGAAGCACTTAAGAGGTGGCAACATGGATAATGAGATAGATATGCGTCCCGAGGATTTTGATAAGTTTATAGAAGAACTTGACGACCCGAACAGGAAGGCTAGCCCTCGTATCTTGAAAGCGGCTAAACGTCTCAAGAAAAAAGATCGCAGCAAACGTCAGCAACGCCGTAACACTGCGAAAGAAGCCATTGTCAAAGCAGCCAAAGATGGTAAAGGAGGTACAATTGCAGTAGTAGGAGGCCGGTTGTACGCAGTCGCTCAAGTCGGCGAGAAGGAACGTACTCTCGGCTTAGATAGAAAAGGAAACCCGGTCAAGATCCGGGGTGGATTAACTTTTGTAAGATTGAATTAACCAAACCAGCCCACTCACTTCACCAGAGTGGGCTTTAACATCTCCTTCATGTACCCTCTACCCTGTAACTCATAAGCATCTATAATGTCTGTCTGGGCTGATACTTTCCAGTTGTTGTGGTTGCGCACTACCCACACCGCTACATATCCTGTCTCGTTACGCCCTTCTACTTTGAAGTGACCTAACTCCTTCATGGCGATCGCGATCAACGCCGGGTTAATCACTTTATCACTGACATAGATCAGATCCGGTGTCATGTTACGCACCATCGCTATCGTTTGGATCACATCATCCACGGTGACAAGATCATGTGCGAACACACCAGCCCGATTCTTTATAAGCTGGAATAGTGTTTGCTGTACAGGAGAACGACTTGACTCAATGATGTCGCGTAAGAACGCAGTGACAGGAGGTGCTTTGCCGGGGTTGAATTGTGACAGGTCTACTTGATTACGAAGATAATGGATGCACTGAAGATACCCACCCTGTTTCATCCATGCCCAAGCGTCTGTCCAAAACGCATCCCATTCAGGCTTCAGGTTACCATCTTCATCACGCGGGTTAAGGTCGGACCACAAAGGAAACATTCTGCGTGAATGACCATTGATTTGCACAGGTAACTGTGAGTTAGTAGTCATGCTAACACTGAGTAAGTTACGCACTCTCACTGGCTTTACGTTCTTCTGATTCGCTCTAAGGTGATCCGGTGGGGCTGCCGCCAATGGTTTGAGTTTATTCGATACTGCTCGCGCTTCTTTTTTATCCCCCAGTTCTGCCTCGTTAATGTGGAGGTGCTTCGTTGATAAGATGTAGTCGTTAAAACCGTCAAGCAATTCTTCTCCGTTAATTGTCATGTGATTGTCGCCCATCGCTTTCACCAATGGATACAGTAGCCAGTCTTTACCACACCCTTCGCCACTGCCGAAGATGATCATGTGATTGATCTTGATATCAGGGTGAACGATTGTCCACGCCATCCACTTAAGAATGTGATCGCGATACTCGCCCCACCCTAGTGTGTCAAAATGGTCAAGCCATACTCGAACGTCACCGGGTGCACCTTGCACTTCAAGTTCACCATGCCATCCATTACCATAAATAATTCCGTTTTCTTCGAATACTGGGGGTTTCAACGGAGCGTAATCAATCTTATGAACTTTAGTAACACGTCCACCTTGCAGGGCATTAGACCTTGCCTCTGAATCGAGATGCGCGTACGCGTTTTGATAGGCTTCTGCGGTGTACCAGATGCGTCGACGACGATCAAAGAATTGGTTTTGCTCTGCAACATAGATCGTTTCATCAAAGAAACTAATATCACCTGTTTTCTGGTCGTACCACGTACCGCGCAAGTCTTTCAGTATGCGGTCAAACTCGCGCTTGCTCCAGCGCATAATGTCACAAACTTCGTTATGCCACCCGATCTTATTAATCTCGGGTAGTTGGTCTACTTGATACAAGATACGGGATGCAAGCTCTATGGAAGCTTGGCTGCCGGGGATCTCACCGCGTAGTTGTCTTAAGACACTCCGAAGAACTTCGTCCGGTTCATCTGAACGGGCGATCTCTGGCTCTTTATTGGCAGTTATAGGTTTAAGGGTTATTTTTTCGCCCGTACTGAGGGTGACTACTGGTAAGTCAGAAAAGGCGTTCATCATTTTCCAAGTGTTGAACTTCGCCCCAAACCCCGGTACTTCTTTCTCAATGAGTTTCAGTAGGTCGTTACCTGTGCGCCCCTGGCACGCACCATGATGACATTTAAAGCCTATAGTACCATCACCGTTGGTGAAGACTGCGGTGCCCGAGTCGTCAGAGTTAGTGTGCTCGTCTACCCACGGACATGTGATATCAAAACGCCCCGCGCTACGGACCTCCTTGATGTGAATCAGGTCTGAAATTTGCAGGATAGGGTGATCGAGGACTTGGGCCGCCCCATCGACACGTGCTTCGCGTCGTTCGGCGTCCAGGTTAACCCCAAAGGGTCGAGCCAATTGCTCCAGGGTTACTGTGCTAAACGGATTCCACAGAAGCATGCGGCACTGAAACGGTTGACCATTGACAAGTTTACTGGCTTTATTGTTCGCGCCTTCAGGGAGCCTGACGTACCGTGTGACCCCCTTCATCCCGGGATCACGACCATCAGGGGCCAGTCCGTTAGCCACCAAACCATCCAGCAGGTTCTCCACCCGGTGTCGATCGGTGCATGGTTCGCTTAGGATATACCCCCACTGTTCGGACCCGGCAGAGGTCTCCAGTATCCATGATGGTTGAGGCAGCTTATTCGCTTCTTCAAGCGATAACTTTTCCTTGACATCATCTAATACTATGCAATTAGTTTGTTTGAACAATGCTTTACGGCGTCGAGCAACACCTTTCTGATCAGCATCGAACAAACTAATCGTGAAGTATTGGTTTGTTCCTGGCGTTAAGAAATACCTGGAGAAATAGTTACCCTTCCAAGCACGTAAATGTTCGCTTGAGGGTATGTTTCCAGGGTCATAGGTAAAGTCCGTGACATGTGAGTAGTTGGCTTCCGGTCCAAATATTGCATCAAGAAATTCTTTATTGGTTACGGTTGGCATATTGGTTGCAATACCTTATACTGAATTGGAGTTCATTGTGTTGTTCACCGCTCGCCGCATCATCTCCCGATGCGGCTTTTTTATCTCCCAGAGTCATTGAGTATACGCCACTTGACAGCGCTTGCAAAGATGTTGCACAATGTCCGGGTCTGTTATACACTAACAGAGTGAAAGCATTAAATCAATTAAGGAGACGAACTTTGTTAAACGACAGAATCGATATGCGGATTGAGGGAGAGGTGAAGCAAACCTTCCTTGAAAAGTGTGGCGATATACCCTACTACATTGTATTGCGTAACTTAATCATTGCGCACAATGAAGGTAGAATAACTATCAAACCAAAAAAGGAGACACGTAAAAATGTCGCTCGAACATAACATTGAACGTATTGCCAACGCCTTGGAAGGTATCTTGAAGGCAATCGAAAACAGTGAACAACCAAAAAAGTCATCGAAGAAGTCTGTGAACTCTGCAACGCCCAAGCAGGATATCGTGGAGCCATTGAAGCCCGCTACCCCTCCTGCCCCGCCGCCCGTTACCCAGAGTGCGCCGGTTACCCCGCCGCCTTCTAGTGTGGCCCCGCCCCCACCGGCTCCTAAGCCTGAACCTGCGATGCCAGCGCAGAACACGATGTCTGCCGACGATCTGAATGCTGCATTGGTTCAGGAGTTTCACCGGTTGGGCAGTCGAGAGCCTATCGATGGCGTGTTGCGTGAGTTCGGAGTTCAGTCAGTGACGAACTTGAAGCCTGAGCAGTACGCAGATGTCATTGCTAAAGTTCGCGCACTATGAGCGAAGGGCACGCACGACTAGGGCCATCTAATCATCGATGGCCCAATTGTCCTGGATCAGTTAGAGAGGAAGCAGGCTACCCCGATGTCGCTGGTGAAGCTGCTATTGACGGAACGGGTAGTCATCTTCTGTTAGAACTATGCCTCACGAACGGTGTAAGGGCTGAACAGTATGAAGGTCAGATCATCGGCGCTAATCACCCTGATAACCCGATGGGGTGGCTAGTTAGTAGTGATCGCATTGAGCGTGTGCAGATGTGCTTGGATTACGTCTCACGTAGGGTGCAGGAATTACGCGAACAATTCGGCGGCGAAGTATCGGTTGAGTCCGAAAGTATATCTGACCCAGGTGTTTTCTTTGGACGAACAGACTGGCATGGAACCGCTGACATAACTATTGAAGCATTTGATGCCAATGGAAATATAATGCTAGTTGAGATAGTTGACTTTAAGGATGGGCGCGGGTGGGTGCATGTTCCTGGCAACACACAATTGGTTAGCTACATAGCCGGAAAGGTGCTCCCTTGGTTAGTCGACGATATAAAAGTTCAATGTCGCATGACTATCGTTCAGCCAAAGACCAATCCAGTAGTTCGATATGAAGAAACGGATTCTGTTGATGTTAAGAAGGAAGCTAAGATCCTAGCAATGGCAGCTAATCGAACTGATTCCGAAGACGCCCCCCTCATTCCCGACGATAAAGGGGGGAAGGGGTACTGTCGATGGTGTAAACACAAATCTAACTGCACTGCGTTAGCTAGTAAATCATTAACAACGGTGAGCACAATGACAAACCTAAGCAAAGGGAGCGATCTGTTCTCTATCATTCAGCAATCAACGGAAATGATAACAGCACTCACGGAAGAACAGCTATCGGAACTCGCGGATGCACGTGAAGGGATTCTCGCAATCTTTGATCGAGTACATAAGGAAATGGAAACTCGTATCGCCAGCGGCAAAGTAGTTCCCGGCTACGGTATGGTCCCTGGTAAAGGCAGTAATGTCTGGAGTGAGGACGAGGAAAAGATTGCGAAGATGTTAAAAGCCCGCAAACTTAAAAAGGAAGAAATCTACCCGGCTAAACTTATATCCCCTGCACAAGTAATGAAGTTGAAAAACTTAACCAAGGAGCAGAAAGAACGGATTCAAAAAGAATACATCACGTATACAGCGGGGGATAGTAAACTTGGTAAAGTAGCACGTGAATCTCAGCAACAATCTATCGAAAATATGTTTAAAGATGTTGCACAAGGTACAACAGACGTGGTACAGTCTACTCCTGAAATATCTTTCATCTAATTAGAGGACAATATCAATGCAACTCAAACTAAAAGCAATTATGTCTTATCCTCACCTGTTTCAGCCGCGTGCTGTTCAGCAAGGGCAAGAACCTAAATACTCGGTAGCCGCGTTAATACGTAAAGATGATCCACAAGTAACACAAATTCAAGCGGCCATCGAAACCGAGAAAGCTAACGGCTTTCCATCCGGTTTCCCGGCCAAGGCTAAAGTGTGCTTGAAAGATTGCGCGGTAGAGTTCCCCGAAGACCCCAAGCTCGCGAACTATTATGTAGTTAGCTGCAATGCAAACGCCAAGGATAAACCACCGGTAGTGGATACCAGTATGCAGCCTGTCATGGACCCAGCTAAAGTTTACGCTGGTGCTATCGCATGGCTCCATATCTCCATCTATCCTTATAACAAGGATGTGAATCGCGGCATCGCTGCGGGGCTGAACGGGGTTATGCTAACCGGTGAAGAAGGCGAACTTGGTCGATTAGATAACAAACCAACAGTAGAGCAGATGTTCTCTGGTGTTGGCACACCGGGTATGACTCCGCCTGTGGCACCCCAAACTCCTGCGGTTGGAGCTACCCCTCCGCCCGCACCTCCTACACCACCGGCTGCGCCCCCTGCTTCACCTGCATACCAGATGACAGCAGCAGCTAAGGGTGCTACACGTGATCAATATCTTGCTCAAGGATGGACTGACGAGCTTTTGATACAACACGGTTTAATGCTGCCACCGAATGGGGTCTCCCCCTCCTTCTCCCAATAGGCAGCGGTTTGCCGCCCTACTCCTATGGGGCGGCTTTTTTATTAATGCGCGAGTGGCGGAAAGGCATCCGCTATTCCCGTAGCCGGTATGCGATAACCGGCGCTGGTTCGACTCCAGACCTCGCGCACCCAACACAAGGAACAAACAATGAATCAACAAGATAGATTCGCTTTCATGGCGGATGAGGAAGACTACATCAATGAGTTCGCCGAACGGATTCACATGTACAATCTGGGAGCTGGCTGGTGGGATGGAGAAATAGACTTCCCTTGGTATCTAACTAAGGTACAACTTACGATAACTGAGATCGCGGAAGCCACTGAGGGCGTGCGTAAGGATCTTATGGATGATCATCTGCCTCATCGCAAGATGGAGGAAGTGGAACTCGCAGACGCATTGATCCGGTTACTTGATCTCGGGTATCACTGCGGCCTTAAGTATGAGAGTACAAACTGGGGGATGCTGAACTTCGATGACTTATCGGATCTAAGTAAGACCCCACCGGCTCTGCACTTCATGGTGTCACGTGAGATCGTCCACTTTGGGTGCGCGTTCTTTGTCAGTAAACCGCAGAACCATCTCTATTCGATGTGCATTGACGCACTGTTCATCGTGTCGTCTATTCTCGGTCATGATATCAAAGCAGCAGCAGAAGAAAAGTTCATCTATAACCAGAACCGCGCAGACCATAAGCGCGAGAACCGAGCCAAAGAAGGCGGGAAGAAGTTCTGATGACTGATCTCGATCTCGATTATGAAACATTCTCCCGCGTCGATATTAAAGGCGCGGGGGCTTATAAGTACGCACGTGATCCATCCACCGAGATCCTTATGTTGAGCTGGGCATTCGACGACGATGATGTGAAACTGTGGCAACCCCACATCGAGTCGATTCCTCCTGAACTCAAGGACGGTATCACCGACCCACATGTCACCAAGTACGCTTACAATGCTCAGTTCGAAAGACTCATAACACGTCACGTACTAGGGGTAGAAGTGCCCCCTGAAAACTGGCGGTGTATGCAGGTTGCCAGCTCATACCTTGGGTTCACTGGTAGACTAGGCGACAGGCTTAAAGCTATTGGATTGGCCGAGAAAGACCCACGCGGCGATAAGTTGATAAATATCTTCAGTAAACCAGCTCCGAAGAACCACAAAGCAGACCGATACACATGGGATGATAGGCCCGATGAGTGGCAAGAGTTCTGCGAATACTGCATACAGGATACGTTCGTAGAGCGTGAACTCAAACGGTGGATGATGCAGTTTCCTGTGATGCATAAGTGGGACTGGGATCAATGGTTTATTGACCAGCGTATCAATGATCGCGGCGTGCCGATGGATGTGGAGATGGCGTTAAGCGCGGTTGAGGTATGGCGTCTGGAGACTGAGCAACTTAAGTCTAAGATGGCAGAGATAACTGGCTTGCCTAAAGTCACACGAGGCCCTTTCTTGCAATATCTATATGACGCATTCGGCGTGACTCTTGAGAACACACAGAAAGACTATCTAAATTATCAATTGAAACTCGGAGCCATACCAGAGGAAGCAAAGCCTATCATAAATCTGTGGCAACAGAAAGAAGCCAAAGCAGTATCCAAATACACTGCTGTGTTGAAAGCCGCTTGCGAAGATAACCGCGCTCGCGGCATGTTCCAATACAAAGGTGCCGCTCGCACCGATAGGGTCGGCGGTCGTGTGGTGCAGTTGCAAAACTTAAAACGTCCATTCATCAAAGGCAAGCCAGTAGATGATGTTCTCCCCCAAGACCACATTAACGCACTGACTAACGCGATCAAGATGGAGGAACCGGAAGCACTCAGCATGTTGTATGGCATGCCTGTATCTAATATCGTCGGCGGAGCGATCCGTCATGTGATAAAGGCGGAGACAGGCAAGACATTAGTCATCGCGGATTTATCATCGATTGAATCGGTCGTCCTTGGTTGGCTAGCTATGTGCCCTCTTATCGATGAGACTTTCAGAAGCGGGAAAGATACCTATAAGGTATTCGCGTCTCGTCACTATAAGATAGGCTATGATGAAGTCACCAAGGATATGCGCAATTTCGCTAAACCACCGGTGTTAGGTTGTGGCTATATGCTCGGGTGGAAGGGATTGATTGCATACGCTGAAGGATACGGCGTTAAGATGTCGGAAGGAGAGGCACGAAGCGCGGTTGATACTTTCCGAACTATGTATCCAGAGATCCCTGCTTTCTGGGATTGGATCGGAAAAGCCGTTCATTACGTTACTGAAACCTGGCAACCACTTGAAGGGTATCGATTAGTCATTGAGCGTGATGCGGATTTCCTGCGCATACGTTTGCCAAGTGGACGTAACCTAAGTTACTACCAGCCGGAGATGGAGTGGCACCCGGCTCCCTGGAATAGTGATCAATTGATCCAGAATTTCTCTTACATGGGAACCGATGATAAGAACAGGTGGGTTCGCATACGCGCTCATTCAGGCTTACTCACTGAGAACATTGTGCAAAGTATCGCGGGCGACATTCTGTGGAATGGCATAGTAAATGCAGAAGCCGCAGGATTAAATGTTATTTTGCATGTACATGACGAGGTAGGCTGCGAGGAAGAAAAAGCAAAAGCTAAACAGGCATTGAAACTTTTGATAGACTGTATGACTAGAACTTTATCATGGGCACCTGATATGTGGCTGGGTGCTGCGGGATTTATAACAGATGCTTACACTAAGGATTGAAACATGGAACACATTCTTTTCTATACATTTATTCTGGTAGGTGCAGCAGTTCTTTATGCAATCACTTTTTATTTCGGGTATTTTATGGCATCAAGAGAAAACAAAGTTGAGAAGTATCTTATCTCGGAAGTTCTTAAGCTCGGAGGGATGACACGCAAATGGGTGTCACCCGGTGTGAACGGTGTACCTGATAGGATAGTTTTCCTTAATGGAAAAATTTACTTTGTAGAAGTGAAGACCGTGGATGGGGTATTGAGTTCTTGGCAGGAACGAGAAATCGCTAGACTCAAATCACACGGAGCGAATGTTTACGTAGTTTATGGACAGAACGGAGTAGACGATTTTATCAAACAATTAAGATGAGGTAGCTTATGGCGTCTAAGAACGGGAGCAAACCCACACTTGAGACGCGAGAAGATTTATTCTGTCCAGAATGTTCCAATGAAGGAATGCGCCCCTTAGAAACAAAGGCGGAATCAGGGAGAACGCGATACCGGTGTGTCACATGTGGATTCAGAACCACGACAACATTGTATACTAAACCGCAATTACTCCCTGAAACTAAGGTATCGGAGATCAAGAAGCACAAACGATTTTTAATCACAAGTGCAGTGAATGATACCAAGTTGGTAATGGAAGCACATAAGACGTTTGAACGTATCGCTAAGGAGCTGGACGCATGCTATTTGGTGATCCCTGGAGTCTATAAGAATCCAGATTTAAAACATCAAGGAGTGATACACGGTTACACTTGGCCAAAGGAGATACTACCTTATATCTGCAATGCAGACGTAGCACTCAATAAAAATTTAACGATAAGAGGATCGACCCGCATCCAATACACCGCGATCAATCCGTTGTCGGGGATGAATCACGCCGGCGATATCCGATCTGAAATTTTTGGTCATCCACAGATCGCGATGGAGATGGTTGCCACACCAAAGGTATCACTTCCGAAAATGATGCACACTACTGGAAGTATCTCGGTGAAAAATTACGGAGGATCGAAGCGCGCTAAAAAGGCAAAGTCCCACCATTCCATCGGCGCAGTGTTCATCGAGATTGAAGGGAGTTCTTTCTGGCATACAGAAGTAGGATTTGATGGTGAAGGCGCGTACTTATTCAACAGATATTATACCCCAAAAGGAAGTAGGAAAGCCGGAGGGTCATTGGGCGCAGTATTCGGCGATATTCACGTAAGAAATCTGACTAAGCAATCCAAGAAAGGGATCGACAATATAAGGAAAATATTCAAACCTGAAACGGAAGTGTACCATGATCTACATGACCAGCATATAGGGTCACATCATCACGTGAATGACACGATCTTCCATATTGGGAAAAGTATTGCCAAGGAACACAGCATCCGTGATGAGTTATTGATGTCAGTTAAGTTTCTTGAAGATAAACCTAACGTGGTACTTGTGGACTCAAACCATCACCGTCATCTTGATCAATGGTTCAATCGATTCAAAGCTAATAGAGATCCTGTGAATGCAGATCTCTATTTTGAACTAGGTGAGATGGCGCGAGAGGATTTTCGTAAAGGGGGGGATGCTAATCTATTTCGACTATTTATCGAAAGGTATTCGAAGGTTCCGGTTACATTTGTCCACGGTAATGATTTATTCATCATAGGAGAAATAGATTGCAGCCAACATGGAGATAGAGGCCCAAACGGCGCAAGAGGTAGCGCGAAATCGTTCAGCAAGACGGGCTATAAAACAATCATTGCGCATGTGCATACACCTGGGATCGAGAAGGGATGCTGGCAAGTAGGGACTTCTACATTGAATTTAAACTACGCGATAGGGTACTCATCGTGGATGATAACTCACTGTATAATCCATAAGAATGGGAAACGGGCATTGGTTAGCATCGTGAACAATAAACTCTCCCCAATATTGAGGGAACTAGCACTAACAGCATAAGAGGTAATATAATGAACTCACACTCACAGACAACTTTTCATCGTCAGAAATTTCTGATTCTCGGTCACGGTCGCCACGGTAAGGACACCGTTGCTGAACTCATGCATAAACATTACGGTATAAGCTATATTAGCTCCAGTTTCGCACTATGCAAGGAGATATTTCCAGCGCTTGATGCAGCGTTGGGATATACGTCAATGATGGATGGGGCCGGCGAGTACATCGATATGACGGAACAAGATTTTATTGAGTATGCATTCCAAGACCGATCGAATCACCGATTGCTATGGAAGGAACTAATTACTCTCTACAATACACCAGATAAGTCGGCTCTCTGCAAACTGATTTTATCTCAAGCAGATTGCTATGTTGGACTTAGATGTGACAAGGAGTATGAAGCCTCTCGGTGTCTGTTCGATCATATCCTGTGGGTAGACGCTCGAAAACGTAAACCCTACGAGGATACAATGCTAGTAAAATTTGACCCTATCCACATGATATGGATTGACAACAACGGAACCCTCGAAGAACTGGAGGACACGGTAAAGCAATTGCACGTGTTACTCTAATGCTTCAGTTATTCGCATTATTACTGATAGGCTTTTTCAAAGTAGCTGCAAGAGCATTCCAGCAAAAGAATGTAATGAATGATAAGTATGTGTCCATCATCCCTGTTAGTTATTTGATGGGCATTTTTGAAGTAGCATTTGCTGGACTCAGTGTAACCAAGATCATCGCAGACGGCTGGTTGCAGATCCTCCCGATAGCATTCGCGTATGGCACCGGTGGGTGGATCGGTTGCTGGTTTGCGATATGGCTGCATAAGAAGGTGCATAAGTGAAGGATTTATTAACACCCTACCAACTGCACGATTACCAAAAAGATTGTGTCCTACACATGCTCTATAACCCAGACTCCATGCTCTGGCTTCAGATGGGCCTTGGTAAGACGCCAATCACTCTTACAGTAATCGTGGATCGTATGCGTGCGGGCCAAGTGCAGAAGACGCTCATCTTCGGCCCGCTTCGCGTGGTGCAATCCGTATGGAACCGGGAATGCCAGAAGTGGAGTCATACTAAACATCTACGGTGCAGCATCCTGACTGGAACCAAAGAGCAACGCACCCGCGCACTGTTCGCTGACGCCGACATTTTCTTGTGCAACTACGAGAATATGAACTGGTTAGCTGAAACACTGAAACACTACTACCTGGATCAGAATCGCCCCATCCCGTTTCAAATGGCTGTCTATGATGAAGTGTCAAAACTGAAGAACAGTACCTCGGTTCGTATGGCTGGCGGGAAAATAGATCGCAAGGATAAATGGGGCGCAACTTATGAGATCAAGAAGTATGGCTGGCGTCGATTCCTGAATGAATTTCAGTACCGTGTAGGGCTAACAGGCACCCCAGCCCCCAACGGATACCTGGATCTGCACGGACAGTTCCTCGCGGTGGATGGCGGCAAGCGTCTAGGCGAATATAAAACACATTACCAAGATAGCTATTTCATCAAAGGATACAACGGTTGGGGGTACGAGCCGACGGAAGAAGGTAAGCGTTGGATCGAATACCATATTAGAGATATTACTAAGAAGATGGACGCTAAAGACTACCTGGATCTGAAGGGCAGTAAGATCACGAACCTTATGGTGGACCTGCCCCCCAAAGCCCGCAAAGCTTACCAGGAAGTTGAGAAGGAAATGTTCACCCGGCTAGATAGCGGATCTGAGATTGAGCTTTTCAACAAAGCCAGCGTCTCAAATAAGTGTTTGCAATTCTGTAACGGAACTCCGTACGTAGGTGATTCACGTAAGGAATGGGAAGTGCTGCACGATGCCAAGCTGGACGCTTTGGATGATGTACTGGAAGAAGCCGCAGGGCGCCCTGTGCTGTGCAGCTACACGTTCAAATCGGACGCTGAACGAATTATGCAACGGTTTAAAAAACTCCGCCCTGTGAACCTTACAAAAGAGCCGTCACGCAAAACGCAAGAGATCATCGATCGATGGAACCGTGGAGAAATCAAACTGTTGGTAGGGCACCCGGCGTCTATGGGGCATGGTATCGATGGACTCCAAGAGAACGGCAGTATCCTGGTGTGGTTCGGTGTCAATTGGAGTCTGGAGCTTTGGGAACAGATGAACGGACGCCTGGACCGTCAAGGTCAGACGCAAGTGGTGTCTATCATCCGCATACTTTGCAGGGATACTATCGATCTAGCGGTGGCTGACGCGATCGAGCGCAAGTCAGATGATCAAGAAGGGCTTAAGGCCGCGATGCAACGTTATCGTCAAGGCTACACGACGAATGACCTAGAAGTGAATTTCTTTTAAGGTTATAATTTGTACAGCTTTGGAGGGTTCACTATGTCTGCTTTTCTGAACAAATGGGCAGGTCTAATCATAATCGTGGGGGCCATTATGTGGTTGATTACCCATGACTATATAAAGGCGGATAAAGTTCTTGAAAAAATCCCCGATGTAAAGATCGAAAAGAAAATCAATTAAGGATGCGGGAGATGGGCAATAAGCCACTGATACGCGGCATACAGCCCCGCCCCGATCAACGGCCACTTAAGCAGCCATAGACCAAATTTCTGAACACTTATTCCTACTTTCACGGCGCCTGCGGCATTATTGTATAATTCAACCACACCACTAGTATCGTGGGTGAGTCGTTCAAGCGCTGCGGTACACCGCTCCTGCGCTTCAATAAGTTTATCAACTCGCGCATCGCGTTTGTCACAATCGTCCTTATGTTTTCTAAATTCCATTTCTAGTTGATGTAATCGTTCTTCAACCATCTTTCTTAACGTCGAGGGATCGATGCCACTGGTAGAACCCGATGACTGTGGTCAGGATACCTATCATCGCGATGACCACTGACGAACTCGCGCCGTCCAATTTTGTTAGGATAGCGGGATCAGTGACGCGATACACAACGAAGGTGATCAATCCCATCGACCAGAATAACGCAACCCTGCGAGCGCCTTTGTGTTTATTGAAGAAATTGTCAATCATGTTTGCTTACCGATTTATACCAATCTTGCCAAGCGGTTAACCTGTCGACCGAATCTTGACAGGCCGCGTAGTTTTGGGTAACGACTTGGAGGGCGTTCCCAAGGTCTCGAACTTTTTCACCGGTTGCATCAGTTTCGCGGGAGGAACCGGCAACTTGGGGCACTGGGGTGGCGGCGTCATGGATGCGCAGCCAATCATCATCAAGCTTAAAAAAGCTATTAGAGTTTTGAGTAACATATTGAATCACCTTTTTCGTTACGACTTTGACCTTTTGTTCTCTCTTAACTTCTTTGGCTGCAAGTTCACGTTCAATGGCTGAAGCCTTTTCACGCTGTAACCGTTCGACATCAAGAACAAATTGCATATTTTTCTTTTCAGCTTCCTGTAACTGTATCACTAAATGATCATATTTGTTAGACCAGTAAAGCTTTGTAATGTAAGCACCACCGAGTGCTGATGCAATTGCTATACCAAGAAATAAGTATTTTTTGAACATGATTAAATACCCAAGTATTCAGTTTTAAAGAACATAACATTCAGATAATCCGCCGCGCCAAAGTTGATCGTTGATCCTGAAGCATTGTAAATGTGGGCGCACCAATACTCAGTACTTCCTGTTGTTGCCGGTGTGATGTTGACAATTGCTCCAGGATAATATCCCCCATATATAAATCCTTTACCAATCGATCCATTGGTAGCGATACCCGAGTAATATTGATTAGTTACTACAGTGACAATACTTCCAGAGGTGACACTTACACCGTTCAAACTCTTGCGCCACGCCATATTAAAATAAATACCTTGATTCACAGCTGCTAGTGCTGCGTTACCCAAATATAGTTTAGGCGTCTTTAGTGTCTCTTGTGCAATATCTGTTATATGTGTAGGACTTTCAACACTTGGGGTAACTGAACTATTATATTTCATCAACTTCTGAATAATACTGCCAGCCCACCAAATCATCTTATCATTAGCGCTTACATGCGAACCTTCTTTAAATGCACCAATAAAAGAGCCAGTGCCCGCCCAAACACCGCCAGTTCCATTAAAATACGGGTCTTGTATGAATAGTGTCATGCCGTTCGAATCTTCTACAGAAATGGCTGGAGCACCTGAACACGCTTCCATATAGAGACCGTTTGCATTGATCTTAGCATTACTTAGTTGAATCTGAGCAAGAGCTGATTGCGCATCCCATTTGCCGGATACTCCAGGCGTATCTCCTGCTAAGGTGGCTTGATTAGCTACATATCTAACATAGTTATAAATAACAGCATCGTTCAAAGCATAAGCCGTTGCCACATCCCATGTTCCTTGAAAGGTCGCAGTAGAGCTTCCACTACAGAATCCTTCAACCACACAGTTATTCATCATCCAGTTGCGGTTTCCGAGCGGAACACTGCATCTGATACCGTATCCAGTACCGTATCCAAGCAAGCAACTATCCATTTGGAAAGTAGTGAAATACCCATCATCTCCTACACCGTTAAGGGGGGTTATACGCAAACCGTTATTGTTATAAACAATATTAAAATGATCCCAATGAACATTGTAAAAATTATATGCGCGTACCCCTAGATCAAAATAATAGACCCGTAAATTTCTCCAGTATTGTCCACCGGTGAAACTGTATTCTTGCCCCATTGCTACTGCGGTCCCTTGATAAACATCCCCTTCTACCGCCATCCCACTCCAATCCACAGGAGGTTTTAAGAACTCAACCCCCCCATTATCTCCTGAGCACTTGATGATACTCTTATGCCATCCATCTCCAAACCAAGCTGCACTATTGTGAATTAAACTTCCATCAGTTAAATAGGTTCCTTCTTCCCAATAAACAGGGAAACCTGAAGCAATAGCCGCTAGGCACGCAGTTTTGTCGTTAGTAACTCCGTCACCTTTTGCGCCGTACCACCGGGGTGATACCGCCAAATTTGGTCGCTGTCTTACCCAACAACCACTTGCACCACTGGTATCGGATGTTGGAGGAACATAAATACCTTCGCTGGTATCTGCGGTGACTTGGGCGGATAAATCCGCGCCATACCAATGAAAGATGCCGCCGCCGCGATCTCCTTCCGTTGATCGATGCTTAACAATCACCGGCGTAGCTTCGGCAAGACCCCCGATAGATATCGCTTTAAGAAGGGTATATGTCGCTACGCCGATATATGATGCAGACGTAGTGGAAACAACTAGCGGGGTATTGCCCAAGCTCCCATCGCTTTGCCACGCTAATACTTGTCCTTCAACGGGGTCAGGGATTAAATTGAGAGTAGATGCACGATTAAGGTTATCATTGAAAAGCAGAGTCCTACGGTCTTGAACATCAAGTATTTGTTGAATTAAGAAAGTGAGTTTGTCGAATGCAGCTTCATGAACGGTAGGATAGAAACCCCCTTGACTATCAAAATCCGTTAATTGAGTAGGAGAATAACTGGATCGAATGAATAACGTTTCGCCGGTTGCGGGGGCGACCGTCATCGTGATAGTTCCACCGCCATCAACACCGATCCCGGCAACAGTGTAATCCACATCGACCGTAAGAATACTAACTGCACCTAGCGCGTCAGTTAGGTACACAGTTAATTGAGATTTATCTTCAATCCGAAAAGTATAGGAGAAGTCTACTGTGACATCATTGCCCGCGTATGGCCCCGATGTAGTACTACTGGTATTTACTGTCATGATTTAACCCTTACTTGTTTCGGTTTGGCCCGAATAATAATTCTTGAACACTAAAATCTTCACCGTTTTCCATCACATCATAGAGATGTTCACCGGTCGCCCATGCTTGGTTCACACCGGGTACGCCAAACGCTGCTCCAACAACTTTTGATCCCGATTTAACTTGAGATTTAGTAATCTCGTCATCGGTAAGCGGAGCAGTGACTAATTTAGGTATAGCACGGGTTCCGCCTTCTATCACACTAGCGATCGGTGAGATATTGTAGCCATACTCACCGGTCGCGCCATTGACAATATCCCTCACAAACGGTATCGATTGGAAGGGGTATGTCGCGGTATTCGTCAGTATCTTTTGCCTCTTTTTCTCATCGTCATCACCGCTCAACTCACCACGTAACAACATTTCAAAAAGCATTGGTATCGTCATAACAAACATAAGTTTAGCCGCGATAGTAGTAATCGAATACCGTCCTGATCTAGCGCCTTTCGCGATGTCCCTTTGAACGTTCCATTGAGAACTAAAGAATGTCATGAACATAGTGAACATTCTACCACTCTCGCTTTGACTACGCATTATTCGAGCCATATCTTTTGTCATACCGGAACCTTGCACCTGCTCCACCACCCAATCTCCATATTGGAACGCTTTTTGCTCGTCCCCGGTTTCACTGAGTTTCTTGATATAGGCTGCGTGCCAGCTTACTAAGTCAACCGCATAAGTCTGGATATAGGCGATGTGCTTCATCGACGCCTCTTGCACTGCCGCAAGCATGCCCTTTTTATTGGCTAACCGATGCATCGCGTTCTTAATCTCGCGATCCATCGTTTTTGTACGATGATTCAATACTTTAGAATTGCTGTTCGCAAAGTCCCATGCTTCCTTGATCGTGGATACACTGCCTAAAATCGATCTGGATGCCTGGAGCATCGGTTTGATACCTACCTCCCCTATGGTGTTGGAGAGACCTGATACCTGAAGCACCCCCGTGGTAACCCTGAACCCCATCGTACCCAGGGTGAGGCCAAACCGAAGCCTACCGATCATGTCATCCCAGAACATCTTGGTGGGAGCTGTCCGACCATCCTTAGCGATATCATTGAGCCACGGTTTAAGCTGTGCAAACTCTTCAGGCCCAACTTTGGCCTTGATCTTATCTGCAACAGTTTGATTTCTAAGCAGCTTATTAACTTCTCTCACGGCATCATGATGGGTGATATAGTGGATAACTTCTTGGAAATGCCCCGGCACTACGTCAAGACTCAAACGAATCGGCGCATAGTACCCTGTGCGTGCGTTGGTCGCTGAAGCGTTCACAGAGGCTTGTATGCTGCCAATTGTGCTGAACATAGATTCGGTCTGGGCATCTAGGCGATCCGCGTCAAGCTCTGCCTTGTGGCTCCTATTAGGGTCATATTTGACCGGATAATACCCCCCACGATAGACACCAAACTCGGTCTCCACCGGGGATGCTTCGACCTTCGGCGGGACCAGCCCCGTAGTTCTGCGATGCACTTCTGATAGCTGTGGGTATAGTGCATCCATTTGATCCCAGATCGTTTGAACCAAATCCCAGTCGCTCTTGGTCATGTGCTTAAGAACAGCCTTAAGTTTAGGATTCTCAAGCGTAATTTCTTCCTCAATGTCAGGATTGGCCCACCCTTCACCGAGTAACAGTTTACGTAGGTTCCCCGCGTTACCGGTGTTCAAAGCTACCGCGAGAACTTGGTGCCCCAGTAAGTTACCATCATTCACGGCATCCTTCAGCTCAGGTATGAATATCTTGCGGTTGTGGCGCTTCACATCCGCTTTTGAGCGGCTTTTAATGGCGTTCATAACCACGTCACCCACTTCACCCCAGAGACGAATCTCGGCGTCTGCGGCATCCGTGAAGGGCTGCACAAGAATGTCATGACTCATGCCAACCCTTTCGCCTCCGTCCAGCCAAGAAGCTAAAAAGGGGATCTTGGTCATCTGAGCCATCGCCCACCGGCCCCATTTCTTACCACGAACGGCATCAGTGCGTTGTGCTTTGAACCTGTCTACCTGGGCGGCATCCATGTGAGCAGCCCAGCGGCTTACCAGTTTCTTAAATTCGATTTCTTCACCCATGCGAATGAGTTTATTGCTATAGCGAGCAACATGTTCTATGTTCTTAACCGAGTCATTAATACCTTGAAGATCGCCGAACTTAATATTTTTCCAGTGGGTAACGTATGTCTCATCGAGCACCACAGGATCGAGGATCAATGCATCTCCATCAACGTCCATACGTTCTTTCATCCAGCTATTGATATCCTGATTGACTTGTTCGACTCGCTTCATTGGTACAGATTTACGGAACTCGAACCTGCGTAGGATCTTTTCAATTTGCTCCCAGTATCCGTTCTCCGCTTTCTGGATTTCCTCACGAACTTTTTTCTTGTTATAGCGAGCCATGCGATCAACGATTTTAAGCGTTTCATTCTTTGCATTGGTTGCAGCCATGCCTAAGTAATAATTCATTACTTGACGAGCTTTAGCGCGGGCAGCACCTTCTCTGTCACCAGATGCGAGCAATGTGGCAGACTCCTGCGCGGCTTTTATCTCGGCCTTGCGATACTTGTTAGGGATGATTTCTTTATAATTCAGTTTGGCAATGTTATCTTCTGCCATTGACTTGATTGTCATGCGATCTAGTGTCGGAACTTTCGAGCCTCTACTTAATACCTTCAATTCTTGCAGTAACAACTTGCCGCGTTCTTCATTGAGAACCGCTTCATCCGCACGCTGTTCGATGGTGCCATCGTGCAAAATGTCGCCGTGTCGATTCAGCATATCTTGCTCGGCCATCGCGTCTGCGCGTTGCTTGATAGGAGGTGCGTCAATGAGCGCTTGAATCATTTCAGAACCGGACTTGAACCCATAGAACGCAGCGGCTTCATCTGGGTGAACGCCCTGCGCACCTTTAGCCGTCATGCCTCGCAGTTTCTCTGGGATACGAACTGACTTTCTGCCGAGGGAATCACTACGTTCTTCGCCTACCATCTCCTTGATAGTAACGTAGTCGAGTTTCACTTCGCCAGACTTTAGTCCTTCAGTCGCACGGTACACCGGTTCATCTTTAAGCAAGTCCATCTTTTCATCGATAAGATCCTTCTTTTCTTCCTTCCACCAAGATTTAGTTTGGCGCGTAATCTCATGGATTAATTGATCTCGCAGAGTCTCGGTCTCTTTATCTTTGACCTTATCTTGCTGCGCTTTGTATTTAACAAATTCTTCTTCGGTCATACCCGCCATCACAGCGTCGGTAAACATCGGCGCATACTTAGCACGCGCTTCAGCAGCAGCAATCTGATCATCGGTGGCAAGTAGACGATCGAACACCTGACGCATTTCATCATCCAGATTGACTTTTAATTGACCGCGCAAGGAACGGTATATCTGAGTTAACCAGCGAGCAAACGTTCGGAAAGCGTTGCGAAGCTCAATACTCGGTGCCTTACCTTCCATCAGGTAGGTTTCGAATCCCCGTGCGAACTGTTCATGCACAGCGCGACGGATTTCGCCGTCCTGGATTTTGTTTCCCGTGGTTCCGGTATCAAGATAAGTAACGACATCTTGTTCAGTGATTTCCTCCATACGGAAGTCAGGTTCTTCCGTTTGGTTGGCTTCAGCCGCTACTTCTTTTGCATTACGCTTGTACCAGTTATTTATACTCTGAATCGTGTCACTGTTAGTTTGTAGCTCCATTTCATATATGAAATGCGCGAACTCATGTAAAAATGTGCTGAGGTCTGCGGATTCAGTCAGACGGATTAACGACTTTCCAGGCTCATAATACCCACGTTCCCCTTGTTTGAACTTAAGCTCAGTCTGAACAGGAGCACCCGGCTCTGGTTTGATCTCTAGTCCCGGAGGCAATTGCCCACGTGGTGTACGGATGCCTGCTTTTTCACGTTCGACTTTAGCGAGTTCCATCGCATGATCCGCAGCATTCTTAGTCTTTTCAGCGTCACCTTTAGTCTTTGATATGCCGTAAGTAAACTGGATACCTTTAAAGGTTCCTTGCTCTGACCCTACAGTAACATCCTTCAATGCTTCTTGTGCTTTCGCTAATCCTTCATGAATTTTTTCTTCACTATCAGTTAGCACATACATCTCATCGCCAGAGATATGATACGCATCTCCTTCAAATATTTGAAAGACCGATTTAGCTGCCTCCTTCAATAATGAGTCACCTGCGCCATGTCCTAATGTGTCATTGATAGCTTTGAGGGAATCCACATCGATGCTGGCTACAAACTTAGCAGAAGGCAGGTCTTCCTCGAATGCACGGCGATTATGAAGCCCTGATAACTCGTGCGTATAAATGGCCCGGTACTGATCTTCCTCAGACATTGCTGAAATTTTTTCACGGCGAGCTATATCCTCGCGGCGTTTACCCATGCGACGATCGGTTTCACGTGGTTCTGTACGTCTTTCTGCCGTACGTTGGTCTCCTGATACGGCAGGGGCAGCCGGAGCGCGTTCTTCGATTTTAGATGCAGGAATCTCGGGGGGAGTAATATCTTCAGGTTTAGATACAACACCAGTTGCCGGACCTTCAATTGTCAATCCTGAGTGTTGATAAGCTTCCTGAATACTGACGCCGTTCTTAGCAGCATACACCGTTGCCCACGCAGGTACGACCTGCGCCATTACGCCCGCATTCTGTTCAGTAACCATACCGGTATCAACTAGTTGCTGGCGCACGTTCTCATAAATCTGTTGTGACTCGACGTATTGTGAAGCGCTTTTCTCTGCTTCTTTCATCAGTCCATCGATATATGTCTTAGTTTCTTCCTGTACTTGCGGCTGCTCTTGTGGAGAAGGCATTTCACCGCTCAACGCCATCGATTGGCGAAGCGCATCGAAGTGTGGAGTTCCGGCAATGTATGTAGCAAAATCACTTATAGGAATCGCGACATCACCGCCGAGTGCTTTTGCTTCAGATACTTTTTCACTGAGTTCAATCAATGCAAAGTCTGATTCAATCTCTTTACCAGCTAGGTATTTTTGAACGGCATCGCTATTGATAAATACGTGTGTATGATTGGAGCCATCGCTGTCAGTAATGAACTGTTTGAATGCTTCGGGGTTACGCTGGCGCAGTCGTGATCCACTTGCTAGTGTATTGAGTTTTTCAATAGTAGCTTGCTCTTGTTTGAATTTATTTTCGTGCCGAGCTTGTTGAGACTGTGCTTCATTGGCTTGAACCATTTTTCCAGAGGTGTTCATGCTCACTTGTAAAGTGGCAGCAGTGCCCCCCATCATGCCCCCGGCAACGCCGCCGCCAACTGCTCCGCCAAGTGCTCTGTCAAGAGATTCTTTAATCGACATCTCAGCTTTGGTGCCGTACTTTTCACCGATATATTCGATCAATCCTTCTTGGACAGCTTCAGTGGACGCTTCAGTCAGAAACCCGCTTCCAGTTTTAGCCATGACTTCTTTTAAAGCGGATGCGGATGCGTCCATTGCTTCCTTACCTATCGCGCTCACTTCCGCGTGACTCATGCCGCCAAGCACTTTCTCAGGTAAAATGCGTTCAAGTAACGCAGACCCCAACGCGAAAGGCATAGCCTCCATTGTTTCCTTGAGGGTGCCTTCTTCCATCCCTTTATTTTTGGCGCGAGTTTGCCCCATCTCTGCCGCTCTACCTGCAACATATGCTGGGAGCGATCGAGTAACCGCAATCATATCGGCGATTGAATGCACCCCTTGTTCAAAACCAAAGGCAGCAGTCTCACCAATGGCTTCAAGAGTGTCGCCACTTTTGTACGCTTTCTTGGTAGTCTCCCAGGTAGCTTGTGGTGTATACCCGAACTTGTGTTCGCTTAGATAGGTAGCCGAGTAGTCAAGAAAGTCCTTGATGCCTTCCTTCTCTGCTTCTGTTTTAAGTTTCTTATATTCCTCGGGGCCTGCGTACCTCACTCCGAGAAATGCGTTATCGTCCATCGTGAACCCGCCGAGTGGTGCAGCTTCTTCCAATTTCTCCCCAGTGCCTTTGACCATTCCGGCAACCATTTGCGCCACACCGATCTTTTTGCCACCTTTCTTTTTGAACTCTGCTAATTTTTTAGCGTATTCCTCTGGGCCAGCGTACCTTACCCCGAACGCAGAACTCTCATCAATAACAAATCCGCCGAGTTTGAGCATCCCTTCTTCTTCTAAATACTGTCCGACTTGTTCGCCGAAATCACTTATAGAACTCGCGATCTCGCCGAAACGTTCCGCCGCCCCGATCATGGAGTTTTTAAAGAACCCCGTTTTCTCTTGCTTAGGTTTAGAGGGGGGCAACTTCATCGTGCCCATGACTCCCTCTAATTGCTTAAGGGTTTCAACGTCATCATGCGCCATTGCCGCGTTGTTATAGTCATTCAAGAATCGACTAGTAGTAGGATTTAGCCGGGTCATTGCCCGGAGATCGATATTCTTTAATTTAAGATCCGTTTCAATGGAGATAGGGTCGGACTCTACCGCTTCAACAGGCACACCTGAGTCTTTGGCTAACTGATTTATTTTAGCATGTTGATCTGGATTAACCTTGACCGCTTCACTGAGTGTGGCCCCTAGCTGCTGTTGCTGCCGGTCTTTAATTGCAGAGTCAACATCTTCTTGAGTATCGAGACTCTTAAAAGAACTTATGTTGATTTTGTCAAAGTCGAGTGCCATTACTGATTAGCCTGATCATATGCTTTGAAAATGTTGTCCACCGTAGCCGGTATATTGTTTCTATGCAGATAGTCCGATATCGCTTTAAGGTCTTCAGCCGACAGATCGGTGAGATCCCGTTTGTTTTCGTAACCAATACCGAGAAAGCTTTTCTTCTTGACATGCTCTCTGGTCATATCGTTAAGCGCCTCGGTGTACTCCTTAGCAGTTAAAGGCGCGCCCTTCGATTGCTCTCTTAGTTCTACTTCATCATTAAATGTACTATAGAACTGATTGATAAGTTTTTTATCGTTAGTGCTCCAACTGCTACGTTTACCAAATAACTGCTCGACTGCTGCATTGGTTTGACTAATACGAGTGCGCCCTGCTTGATGTTCTGGCCCGCCCTGTCTCGCGGCTTTTACCGCATTGATCAACTTACTTCTATCCGTCTTGCTCAGGCTGTCAAAGTGGTCAGGAGGGTTTACTTTCGCTAACTTTTCTTTTGGCAACGTAAGAAGGTTAGACAGTGCCACAAAATCGGTGCTGATAGATTCGCCGCTTTCTAGCGCACGTTTTTGTTTCGGCGTCATCTTATTCCATTCGTCAGGGTGCATAGCTTTGTATTGTTCTATCGAACCGCCCTTAATTATGAAGTTCTCGCCGTTCTCAAAGATCTTACCTTTTTCTTCTGAATCAGCTTTCAGTTTTTGATCAAGCTGATACATAGATTCTTTCATCGCTTTCTTGCGAATTTCAGGATCTTTGATCTGATTAACCTCTTCCATAATGTCTTGGCGTGCAGTATCACTATCACCGTGTTTGCTGAGCATCGCAGTAGCAAACATTGTAGCTTGACCTGAGTCTCGTGCGGTTTGCTCTGCTTTTGCTTTTGTCGCGATGATCTTTTCCATCTTAACAACATCTGGCCCTTCCAGTCTTTCCTTGTATTTTTCCAAGGCATCCTTGCCATCCTGTGAACTTTTATTGGTAGCCGCTTCTATGGTTGCTGATGCAAACGCGGATTCATACGTTTGAAGACGTTCATTCTTTGTTTCAGGACTTACGCCTTCTTTATCGGCTGCTTGCATGACGTTTTGCCGACCAAGCTCACGCTGAACTTTCAGACGGTTCTCATCGTTCCAATAAAGAGACGCATTCTCAAGGGTGTTCTCAACTTGAGATTTAATAGTTCCGATTTCCCAGGCGTTCAGCCCTTTACTAGCGTGCTGCATGATATCTTGGTTAGCCCGAGTAATATGCTGCGTAGCAACGTTATCGAACGCACGTTTAGCAATATCAGAGGACAGTTTATCACCGTATTTAGCTTTCAGTTCGGTAAGACTATCTGTGACCCCCTTCGCTTTATCATAAGCATCACGACCTTGAGTATTAAAATACCCCGTGTCTGGATTGAAAAACAGATTGTTTTTATCACGTTCAAAATTCACCACGGCTTCATGCGCTTCGGATTCCGCAGCCTGCTGCTGCATCTTGACCACAGTAGATGCTAATAGATTCACTGTGCCTTGGTTGTAGACATTGGGGTCCACTTTCGCAAACGCAGGTTGAGCGATCTGTTCTTCTACTTTTAACTCACCATATTGTGGTATCTTCGGCATAACTTCACCCTATGCAATTGCACCGATGGACGCACTTCCGCTCATTGTTCCCGTGCTAGCTGCACTTGCGGGGGTATACCAACTCTGCGCTACGCCGCTTCCGATTATTGTGGCACCCGCCTGAGCTATCCCTTGTTTAATTCCGGCTCGATAGGCGTGCTCTCCTTGGCGCTCAGCGAGGTATGCCTGATATTCAAGAGAACGTGCCTTGTCTTGGAAATTACTTCGGATCTGTAAAGCGTCGACTTCACCGAGTAGTGCAGTGTCTTCGCGCAGTTTAGCTGCAGATCCTCCACCAACTTCTACACCGGATGCTGCCGCTGCTACCTTCTGTTTGGAGATGAGTTGCGCGGTACGTTCGCGCTGTTTCATTTCCTCGGCGGTGCCTTTGTTACGGGTACGAATGGCTTCGTTCTGAAGTAAGCGCTCATTATAGCGACCAACATCGCGGGCGTATCTACCCTGCTCGTAAGAGTTGTAAGCCTGTAACGCGGCTACTGCGTAAATTGCTGCGGGGTGACACATATCACGCCTCCATCCAAAACTTGCTGAAAAGTTCCCCTTTTCTACCTATTGGCTCGGGGTCTTCAAACTTGAATCCCATTGTAGCAAGCCAGCGAACACTTTTGGAGTTTTCTGTATGTACGTAATTCTCCAATCTGGGACAGATAGACAGCATCTCTTGGATACCTGGACGTGTATTTTTTACAAATGCAAGGCGATGCTCATCGATAAGATCCGTACCAAGTAACCAGGGGATCCCCGTTCCCGTTAGTAAGTCTTTGATAACTAAACCAAAAACAGCAGCCGGCTTCCCGTCAAATAGAACCACTGCGACACGATTAGACATCTTCACCGAGTTACGAATAGCCTGCCCAGGGGTAGCCCCATGAGAAGCCATTACTTCGATCTTATCGGCTTCTCTCATGTTATCAATAATATAACGAAGATACGCCTTCTTAGGGGGCACGAACTCAACCAACGTCGACATCAGGGATCACCGATAGTATGGCGAGAGGGAATGGCGTGCGCTGTTCAATGCGTATCCCCCCTCCGTACCCCCATTCTGGAGCAATATGAATCTCTTGTTTGAAGTCCTTGAGAGCGATCGGGCCGTATCCGTCTGACTCAAACCTAGGTTTGATTTCGATCATATCGCCAGTGGACCCATCATCCAGCTTAGGACCGACCCACCCGCCGCGAGATTTCTCAACTTCAATAATGACTCGCGCAATTGAAACTTTCTTACCTTTGAGAGTATTATTCGGATCAGAAATATCAACATCAAGCAATTCCATAGTTGGAGTAAATGCTTTTCCAAGTGTTACGATCGAAGCAGATATCGGGAGTGTTATCCCCCCAGTAGCATCCACCGTAAGACCTTTAACTTCATTTCCGTCAGCCACTACCGCAACTTGTTCCCCGATTAAATGATCGGCACCGGTGATTGAAGTTGTTGCAACTCCTTCATAACGTAACCCACTATCAACACACCATGCGTATTCAGGACCGGTGATATCTCGGGGTTCCATTCTCTCTACATATCGAACAGTGCTTCCGTTGATTGTTCTCTTGATGCAGATATATGTTGCGTCTCTACTTCCTTCGCTCACAGTAGCTACTGATTCAACTATCCCACCGAAGTCATGTTGATGCCACGCCCATACCTGATGCTCACGTTGATAGGTAAGCCCTAGCATTTTTCCATCGTCTCGAACCATCCAAATAAGACCATAAGGTTCTTTGGAGTAGGATACTTCTTCAATAGTATTATTCTCGAACAAATGTTCAGCCATGATTGATAAATCACTTCCTGTGTATTTGTTCGCGGTGAATTCATATTTAAGATCTCGGATTCTATTTCCTTTATCTTGGATATAGATAAGGGTGTCCCCGACAATAACAGGCTGCACCCAACTCGACCCGTTATACGATTGTGTCTTTGCACCTGCGGTTGCCGGTGTTAAAACTTCATCTTGACCTTCGGTTATCTTCCACTCTGCTCCAGAAGTAAGTAACACTAAACCATCTACATCTGTAATGTGACGGATTTCGTTAACTTGACGGCTTTTAATTGTCAACGTAATAGCATCATCATCCCGAGAAGGAACTGAGTATCTCAATGATTCATACGCACTCACTTGAGTACCGTACATTGTTTGTGGCAGCTCTGTAGTGTTAGCAAAAATCCTACGTTGCTGATAATACCCAACTACAGACGGTTTATTATTAACTCTGGTAGCCGTTCCTCCACTTGTATATGCAGTATAAGCAGAAGAATCTATTCCGTTCAAACTGAAACTATCTTCATCAATCACTGTTATGACGAAAGTTAAATTATTCACTTCCGTCATGCCAACTACACTAGCTATCGATATATTGTTACCGGTGCTAAAACCATGAGCAACTGCGGTCACCACTGCGGGGTTTGCTTGAGTTATGTTTGTTATAGAGGCACTAATAGTTTTAAATGGAGTATTATCAGTTGGCGGGGCATCAGTTACTATGGGAGCAGTATTAAAGTCTGTAAACTCCAACGTATTTGAGTCACCTACCCACCCATACACGTTTGTAGCATTAGAAGGATCTTTATAAACTCTATAATAAAGAGCGTTCGGTACTGAATTCCATTTTAATCGAATACCATAAGTAGTAGACAGTGACCCAACTGTAATGGATTTTGAACTAGATCCAAGGGATTCACCGTCTGGGCCAACAGCGGTTATTACATAGGTATAAATTTTACTGTAACTACCCGCTCCACTACCAGTCGGGATCAATGACTGTGCAGTGGCAGTTCCGCCAGATGTATAAACTCCATAAGTAGAACTATCTACATTCAAATAAAAAGAACTAGGTCCAGCATACGTTATGTAAAAATACAATCCATTTACTTCAGTCATCCCGCTAACCCCCGCTACGTACACACGGTCCCCACTCGCCATTCCATGCGCGGCAGCAGTGGTAACTAATGCATTAGTGTCATTTGTTATATTTGTTATAGACGCCGAAGGGGCATACCAAGTTGGAGCACTTATCGGGGGGTCGAAGTTAATAACATCGAGAGACCACGCATCGTGTGCTGTTCGACTTAAATCACGGGGATCATAATCAGGATGGCAGATCGTCATGACATCCGCATCTTGTGTAAAACTCAATCGCGGGAGATCTGCTTCCGGGTATGGAGTAGCTAACTCATATAATGCTGGACCTGCGCCATCAAGAACGAATCCACCATCCTTGATAACTCGCATTGTGTATTCTTCAAATACAAGTATGTATGTTTGTTCAGTGCTAAAACTAAATGGTATCAGTCTAGCTCGTTTTGTGGGTTGGCCTACTTCGCCGATGAACTTCGTTCCTTGACGGCTATATACCCCTCCTTGCGAACGAATAATGAAGTTTTCACAAAGCGCCAAACCGGTAGCATATTTACTGAGATCAGCGCGGGAACGTAAGCTCGGTGCAAGTTCTCCCCCTGTAAAACTACGGTGAGTCATCTGCGCCATAGTTTAACCCCTTATAGTGATGAACTCACTATCCGCGTCTTCACTGTACCGTTCATTAAGATCTTTTGAACTTGCAGCACTTATGTATTTCGCGTACATACCTAAGCATTTATCTTGAAGTGGGAGTCCTTTTTCAACTCCGACTATAGGAGCGGCAATCGCCGCACCTAAAAGATATGAAAGCGCAACTCTAAACTGAGTAGACATTATGTTAGGGTCCGTTATGTTCTTAACATAATCAATTCGAAGCTCTGACTCATTTGCCGCTATCACACGATTCCCATCGACGTTATGAATTTCGTATTCAACTTGTCGTTTAAGATCGGGGAGCGCTAAACCAAATTCTGCTAAACGCTGAGCATATATGGCTGAATCAGTGCTTACCGATTCCCAATTCAATACAAGACGATTTATTTTCAAACAATCAGAGGGATACTGATACGCATAACTCCAATTAAAAATACTAACTGAAGCCAAAACTGCCATCGCTTTTAGCCCATGTGCGAACCCCCAGGGTGCATCTTCAAGCAATTGATCACGGAGAATAGGATACCAAAGCTTACACTGCTGGGCTTGTAAGCTCGCCTCAGTCAAACTATTGATACTTCCCGCACGAAGATGCGATAAAGCCATATTGCAGATTTCGACTTCAGAAGCCATTAATCTTCACCGTACATTTCTTTGGCGCGATCCTTCTTAGCCGGGGTGACATCGATCTCCGTGAGCTGGAGGCATACATCGGCTTCTCGCTCAGGATCATCTGATGAGTCGCCAGTACGTTCGTTTTTATGCCTCACAAACGCTGTTCCGCGAACCGTGACAACATCTCCGGCGCGAAGATCGACAAGCCCTAGCTGTTCCACCAGATCATCATTCAAACGAAGTTCAGTGCCCCAGGGATACATTTCCTCAGACATAGGTACTTCATTTGAGTCTTTTTCCTTTTCGATCGTTACCATTAGAGTGTCTTCACTTGCGGGCCTGATGGACTGACTTTCTCATCGAGAAAATTGACAGCAGCATCGATTTCCATCTTACGCTGTTCATCTGTCATATCAGAGGCCAGTTGTTCAACTTCTTCAAACACCGTGTTCGTGTCGACCAACTCAAGCCAGCTTGGACACTTCTTGAATTTCTTGTCGACAACTACAAAGCGGCGTTTGCCCGTGGGAGAATGGATACTGCCGTTAATGAACCCAGGCTCCAGTACCTTGTACTTAAATTTCTTGCTCATTATTCACCTCATAAAGAGGGCCGAAGCCCTCCTATTCTTTGTCTGCTTTCTTTGCAGGTTTTACTTCACCGATGAATTCAAGAGAACTCGGTACTTCTTTAAACTTTTCTTTGACATGCACCACGGGGTGCTTACCGCCCGGCTCATGGATCTTGTCATTGATGTAGCACTTCTTTAGAACTTTATATGCAAACATGATAAGTCTCCTAGGAAGAGGGCCGAAGCCCTCTCAATTACGCACCGTGTACGTTAGTTTGAACTCCTGCGACAATTCCCGCAGTAACCTGACCTACGGTGGGAGCAACACCGGTGACGGTGTAGCGCATACCGAGATAGCGTTCTACCAATTGTTTCGGTAGTACGTCAATCGGGATCTGATAACCTGCTACCAAATCAGCCAGCAGTACCGTGACACTGTAGATTTCCGTACCAAGTGCGGTAGTGGCACCGGTTTCCACCGCGATCTTGAGACTGGTCAAATTATCAAAATCCGCGATAACCTGCGCGAGAAACGGAACCTTCGCACCTTTGCCGATATCTTGGATAAGAGCGGCAGCGGCACCATACGGAGTACCAGGAGCACCCAGGTCGATTACATTCGTGGATACAGCGGTTGCAGTAATCGCTTGGGCATCCGAGAATAATTGCTGTGCAGAAAATATCATTTCAATCACCTCATAATAATTAATAAGTGGAGGCCGAAGCCTCCGCCAAACGATTAAGCAACAACCGCTTCAGTATTCAGAATCGCATCGGTTTCGCGAATCGGAATACCGCGGTACGTCATTACTTCTTTACCTTCAATCTCCATCGGTTTCAAGCGAACGAAGCTATCACTAGCACCGGCATTTACCGCTAAAGCATCCAATGCTTCCAACACGTCACGATTGCAGTAGATAGCGAGCTTGCCGCCTGCTACGCGGCGATTCTGAAGCTTATAGTAAGCTTTACGCATGAAGTTATACAGCGCGACTGAACCGGCTTGCATGTTAGACACATCAATATTGGCAATACGGGAAACATAGCGCCAATCTTTAACAGCCAGACCAAGGTGCCAGCGGAACAGTTCTTCTTTGGCATAGTAAGCGTTACCACTGCCATCGGTGACACGTTGCGTACCTTTGTCTTCACGCTTAATACCAGCCATCGTGCCCTTTGGATAGAGCAGTTGGCATTGGTTTTCACCCCAGGTAACAAACCAAATGGAGGTGTTATCCGCACCAACACCACCGGCGTTGATGATCTGATTGCCATTGGACGCGCTCAGACTGTTGAATCGCGGAGCCAAACCCATGAATTCTTCTGGATCGGTGGCTGTGTCGCCATAAAACAGTTTGGTCGCGGCTTCTTGGCTCATTGCTTCCAAGTAACTCATCGCTTCTGACAAACGAACCGCGCCAGGATTACCGGATATTTCCAACAAGCGTTCATCCACAGTGCTCAGACCTTCCACGAAACCCGTGGTGTCTTCGACCTGCGCTTTCGCGCTCTTGCTTTGCGGAATACCCTGATAAAGTTTACCCCAGGTAACGCTCGGCAAACCAGTGCGAACAGTGTGCAGATGCGTGGTGCCCTTGTTACATTCTACCGCGATCGCATCGTCGAGAATGGGGTTCATTTCCTTCAGCATTTCGATGACAGGAACAAATCGCCCTTCCCCGTCTTGCTGTTTGTAGATGTCGATCAAGTCGACAAACGTATTTCCTAAAGTTGCCATTTTAGATTACCTCTCAGTTAATCGTTGGGATACATCATCTCCGCTCGATCTTTCTTTCCATTGGTAAGAAGACCAGGATTACCTGGATCATCTTCCTGGGTTAATTGACCGACCTTCGACGTGAAGCGAATCATTTCAGGATGATTACCGATCCCGAAGTCATTCAACAGCTTCGTCAATTCTGGCGTACCAAACTTACCCAAGGCTACACGACCGAGTTTGACAGATTCATCGAGTTTGTCCCCCCCGATCTCTTTGTCTTGGTTTGATTGAGTAAGCCAGTCCTGCTTAAGCTGATCGAAAGATTCCACTTGCTTCTGCATCACCGCCGACATTTCAGAGGCGTAGAAGTCGACAAGCTTTTGCGCTTGATCTTGCTTTAATCCCAATTCCTTGAAAATGGGAGACACGCGATCGATCAATGTGGCATCAAGCTCCGTTCCTTCCGGCGCTATAAAATCGGCATAATTTTCAACAGTTTCAGTGTCACCTTCGCCAGCAGCAGCGTTGCCTTCTTCAGTTTTACCCGATTCATCAGCAGCACCACTGGTTTTGCCAGCGGCGGTTCCTT